TCACTGATTTCCACCAAGATTTAGCCATCCATCTTTTTCACCCCATACTTGGTATGCTTCCTGTTTATTTAACTGGCGAATAACAGAGTAACTTGCACCTGGTCCTTTACGGAGATTTACATTGTATCCCTCAATGTATGTAACGCCTTCTACATTCGGTGTTGGTTCACCTGGTTTAGATGGTTGTTCTGGAACAGAAACGTCACCGTTATTATATGCACGTTGAACATCCGCACGGAATTGTGCTTCTGAACGAACTTCACCCTTTTCAACTTTACCTTGTAACTCTTCTAAACGTTTTTTCGTTCTTTCTTGGGATGCTTTTAAGATTTCTTTTAATTTCATGTCACATTTCCTCCAAAACATTTTTTATTTGTTTAATAAGACTATTTCTTTCTTTCACTTTTTCATCTTCCAAAACAGTTTTTACAGTTGCTTCCTCACTTCTCATTTCAATCATGGCTGTATTTTCGCCCCTAGTTTCAATTGAGGTTGCAACATATGCTGGTGTCATATCCAAAATAGAAACTTCTAAAAGCTCTAATTCTTCAATAGATCGTTTTTGAATACCAGCTTCACCATCTTCCCAGGAATCTTTTTCAGAAATAAAACCGAATGACCAGCCACGTAATTCTTTATTCTTTGCTTTATTAATCAACTGTTCATCTGTAACTGTAGCAATGGCCCTTAGAGCAATATTGTCTTCATGCAATTCCAGATTTCCGTTTTCAATAGATCCAAGTTTTCTGTTTTTATCATGGTTAAAAAGTAAGTCCACGTTTTGAGCCTTCTTTAACGCTTTTTCAAACGTCTTAGGTACAATTTTTTCTTTGAAATATCCTCTGGGAGAAGGCAACATTCGGCTTTCCCTATCCACAACATTCACATAACCATCAAGTATGACTTGATTACCTCTAATCTCCACTTTCAATATCATCACCCCCTCCCAATGAATCATCTGTAATCTGTTTCTCACCAATTTTTGATACGTCATTAGAAATATAAATTGCTCGTGATTCAGGTGTATTTTGTTTAGGGAATCCCAGCATTTCCGCAACATTATCAGGTGAAGTAATAGCTGTACGTACAAGATTGTAACCAATATTCGTTTTTGTACTGTAAGTAATAAAATCAAGAATATTAATCTTGATTTTAATTCGTTTATCCGAATTTCGGCCATAAAAAAGAAGACTCAAATGGTCTTCAAAATTTTTCATTATTGGTCTAACTGCTTTGTTATGTAGATACATCATTGCTTTCTCAATATCTTCTTTAATTAAAGCTGTGTATGTATCCACATTTATACCTAAAAACTTACCTAAATCCTTTTTATATACATTTAAATATGCCAAAATCTTTTCATCGTCTAATGGGCTTTCAAGCGTTTCTATTGAATACCCTTTTCCAAGTGGAATCATCTTAACAGACCTTGCATCATCGATTGATTCCAACTGATCTAAAATAGCGTTAATAAGTTTAGACTGCGCCGCATTCTGTGGATTGATATGAGCATCCAATTTTAATAGGAATGCTAACAGTCCACCTTTTTTATACTTGTCAGTTAAAGTTTTCTCGGCTGACATAACGCCTTCAAGTGTATCTCTTCCTAAATCCAGGATACCTTTCCCTTTTAAATGATCCGCACCAATATTTTTGACATGACGAATCATAAACGAAGGAATTTCTTCTCCACCGATATTAAAATATTCTACTAAGTTATCATCTAACTCCGTATAAACGTTTGAAGCTAAATGTACTTGGTCTCCATTTAATATCGGGAACGTTTCTCCCTCAAGCAAATAGGTATTCGTCATTAATTTAATGAATTCAGATTGTGTTAGATAATCGTTAGGATTCTTTAAAATTTGAAGTGCAACATCATCTTTGATTTCATTACCTTCTTCATCTTCCACAACAATAGCTGCCAACATCATTTGATTACTAATATCTTGTAACAACTCATAAACATCACTTGATTCCAAGATATTTGAGTCAGTAACATATACGCCACCATAACGAATACTTTTTCCTAAAACGTCATCGAGATAACCACGCTTCTCTAACTTACGATACAAATAATTTGAAAATCTACCCCTTAACCCCAATTCCTCACCGCCTTTCAATTAACGAGTATTTCGGGATCCTTTAAGATATTTTTGTTCAGATTTTAATTTTATGCTCTGTTAGATAATTATGTTGATATTTCACAAAAGAAAAAGGACCATTTTTTTGGTCCTTTTGTTGATTTCCATATTCAAGTTCCGCACCATCATAAGCTTTGTTATGTATGTTAGACAATTACCCAATTATACATGGACAATTCCCTATAAAGCATACAACCAAATATAATATCGTAAAAACTAAGATTAAGATAAGGAGTGATTACCTTTGTATCATCGAAATTGTTTCCCTGTCCCTTATACTTATGAACAATGTATGGCAAATTGTCAGTCTTTAGGAGGATACTCTTATGAATGTGAGATGCCATGTCGACAGTACAAAACAAGGCCTTGGTATATGAAATGTACAGGACATATGACATATACACCTACAACACTCTACAGCATGAGTCAACCAGCACATTACAGTCCACAGCCATATTCGTATCCTGTAAGTCCATTCTATCCAGTAAACCCAATGACCTATTTTATCAAATGTCCTGAAGGTCAAACACCAGTAAAGGTATGCGATGGACCTTTCAGTTGTTATTTGGAATGTAAAACGTTAATACCATAGCTCTGATACTACCATAAAAAGGAATCAGTTTTCAAAGCTGAATTTATATTATCAATCTGGAGACTCATAGCGATAGTTAGAGATGGTAACAACCAAAAGGACCCTCCAAATGGTCCTTTTGGTTAATTCCTCATTTGGTTCAGCTCTTGGACTCAAGTGCGGAAAGGCGTTCCTCGAGGCTAGCTAATTTCGCATATAACTCAGCATTTTCAGCCATGAGCTTTTCGCTTAATCCTTGAATAGCAGCCAAGGCTACCCCCTGCAAATCTAAACTTGAGATGTGTATATCATCATCTCCATTTAGTCCAAAAGCGGCTTGGAAATCCTGAGCAGTTGGGCCAATGTGACGTATCTCATTTGAATCTGCTTTATAGTTCCATGATTGGATTGGCATTTTCACTAGGTTATTAAGAATTTCGAGTGTGTTAACATTTAAAAAATTTTCTTTTTCATTTTTGTCACTGGTAAGTGTTATTCCTCGAACTTGAACGTCACCATTATTTAGAACTCTAAAAACTTCAGCATTTCTATTATCTCTTCCAATAATAATATTTCCAGTTCCCCATTGGTTAACAATTAAGGCTGATACGTCTCTACCTCGAGTCGTAGCGATAAGAGCGGTATTCTTATTACTCTCGGCAGATACGCCCGCGCCGGCATCACTAATTCCATATATACCTGTTCCACTTTGACTTCCCCCGACCACACCTGTCCCACTTGTACTTAACCCAGATACACCCGTACTCGTTTCACTACGGCCCGACGTACCCCATCCATTTATACTTTGCCCATATACACCTGTACCACCATCGGTATTATTACCAAACACTGCAGGAACATTTTGAGTATTAGAGTCACCCACTACGTTAGGCATTTGTATTCCTCCTTAAGTACTCTTTCAATCAACCAGATATCGGTAAATCCTTCACATTAAAAATATATTTTGAATGTTATATTTAAGAACTAAAACTCAATATGTACCTTGTTTATTCTCGGTTTACATAACAGTTTAATAAGAAAATTAACATATCCTTTAATTGCGCTTAATTTTAAAATAATAATAGTCAAAAAATTCTCCTTTCTATCTATAAATTTCATCAAGCAACTCGTCTAATCCCTCATCACTTACTTCATTCATCATCATCATTGTTTCTTTATGTGCATTAAGCAACGCTACAAACCCATCAATTTTATTTTGACTTTGTTTTTTAGATGGTGCTTTTAACCCTTGCATATTAATAAAAGCTACAACATTTTCAATACAATAAATAAGTAGTGGATTATCTGTTTCAACTTTCCTATCAAACATTAGTAATTCAATATCGTCAAATGGAGCATTCATACTTGATGGATACTGGCAAACTTCTATACATTCGAAGCCTTCTTGTTCCAATGATTCAACTAATTTAACAGCATGTGCTGGATCATAGTTAATTTGTTTCACGCTATAAATTTGCGACCGCTCCTTGATATAGTCTAAAACCATATCATAATCAATGGTTTTTCCATCACATAATGTCACAAATCCACGTTCAACCAAATTCCTATAAGGAATATTTTCAAGTTTTTCTCGTGCCTCTATGCCCTCTGATGGGATAAAATACATTTGCTTTACTTTTAACTTGGTTTTTCCATCATCATCAAACGTTGGGAAATTTAAACTAACACAAGTTAAATCAGTAGTTTTAGAAAGGTCTAATCCAATTACACAATCCAGACCACTTAAATCTCCTAAATCTTCTACTAGGCATTTTTCAACAGTTTCTTTCTCGAAATAAGTACCACTCGAACGTACAAATATGTTTAAATGCTTGGCCAAAAACTCATCTTTTCGTTCTGCTGATACTTGCGCTTCTTTGAATTGATTCTCTAGATAGTCTTTCTTAACTGAAATACCATAGTTCGGATTAACCTTTGTCCAAACCTTAGGATCATCCCATTTATCACCTTTATCTGGTTCGTAAATTAGAACAAACCAAGAATCATCATTTACTTCTTCGTTTAAAATTTTCTTAGAGTAATTGTAAATCTGTAATCCGACACTTGTTGTCCCTTTTCCAGCTGTAGAAACAATGGACATTAAAGGCTGAGAGCGTGAACCCATGCCAGATTTTAAAACATCGTACATATCAGCATTATTTTGAGCATGGACTTCATCTAGTAAAACGAAATAAGGGTTTTTCCCATCAAGCCCTTTTGTATCTCTAGATAAAGGTTGGAGCATGTTTTTAAATTTCTTTCCGTCAACAGAAAAAGAGTAAACAATTGAGTTTACTCCACCTTTTGGCCCTCTATATATTTGTGTACGTTGTGCTAAATCTGGACTATTTTCAATTGTTATAGCAATCTTTTTCGCTGAAATATTTGCCTGGTCTTTATCGGTTGCTGCGGTATAACATTCAGCACCAACTTCGCCATCTCCATATAAAGCATAAGTGGCTTGTCCGGCGGCAATCGTTGTTTTTTCATTTTTACGTGGAACTTGAATATAATCTGTTCGAATTACCCTAACAACTCGGCCTTTGTCATCTTTCTTTTTCCAACCATAAATATTAGTAAAGGCAAATCGTTGCCAATCTTTTAATTCGTAATTTTGTCCAGCAACATCACCTTCTGCATAAATACAGAAAGTCTCCATGAAATCCATTGCCCTATTAGCTTCATCAAGATCTAACCAACTATCTTTTCTTTTTTTCCACCGTTTATATCGTTCTACAGCTTTAACAACTGTTTTAGGATATTGTTTTTTATTCCTTGTAACTTTTTTAGCGAACTCATCCGCATAATTTATACCGCGTTCAATTATGGTTATTCCTTCCACTTATTATTGAATTTTTGGAAGGTATCGGTTTCCAGTGGTTCTTTTCCTTGTCCTGGTATATCTTTCGCTAAAAAGTTGAGCAATTTCTCATAGGCTGCGGTATATCTATTAATCATGACGTTATAAGATTTTTGAGCTGGATTTTCCATAAGCATTTTTTGAGAGCCGTTTTGAAACATATAGGTTGGTCCTTTTGTTTTTATGGTTTCTTCTAGTATTTCAAGAGTGATAGTCATAAAGGCTACACGCTCGATTAATTCTCTGACCGCTTTCTTCTTATCAACTGGTATATCTTTAAAAATATCATTTAATCGTTCGATTTCCTGATCAATCAACTCATCTTGTTTTTTCTTACTCAACTTCGCCATAACTCTATCCCCCCCTCATGTAGAATTTGCTTTGACACACGTTTGACTCCCCCTAGCTATCCCCCTAAAGAGTAAAACTTTATTTTTTGATAGGGGGGATTAACAATTAAAGTAACTAGGAAAGACATTTTGTTTTTTATCTTCATCTTCGTTTTCTTCAATCATGTGACAACCAGGACACAGCAATCTAAGATTATTTGGGTCTAACTTCAATAAAGGATTCTTTCTAATAGAAATGACATGATGTACATGTGCTTGCCTACCAAATACAAACCTTCCACATCGTTGACAGCAACCTTGTTCTCTTTCATAAACAAAAGAACGCATAGCTTGCCATTTGTCCGAGCGATAGAAAGGTTTGTTTTCGTGATGGTAAATATCATTCTTTGATTTCTTCTTTTTACGTTTATGCTCTTCGCAATACAAACCTTTTGTTACCTTGTTATTGCAATCATTGAAATTACAATACTTCATGATAATAAAGCAATGATGTCTTCTCTCTTTTTCACATCAGAAGGAATTTCAACATTAATCGATGCAGCATAGTCACGTAATTGCTTTACTGTCATGCCATTAAAATTAACCACCGTCTTATCAAGTTCACTTGATAAGTCCATGCCCAGGATCATACTCTCAGGATTAACAGTTACTTCGAATCCTGGTTCTTCACCTATAGGAACAAATAGACTTTTCTTTTGTATCCCAATACTCAGTACCAGATACAGTTTTTCTAATTTCTACAATCATTCCTGGTCACTCTCCTCTATCTTTGTTTATTTTGTTATTCTCCACCATTGCTACAACACTTAATAAATTGAAAAATATCTACCCAATAAACCAGATGGTTAAAATAAAGTGCTTATAAATAACTTCCATCACACAACTAATTATCCTTATTTTTCCTTTATTGATTATTTAATGAATTTATAAGACTTTCTTTTTTGAGTTACACAGTACGAAATTTATGGGTAACTATATAAAAACAAAAGAAAAAACAATGATTAGATTTTAAACCTAGTCATTGCTTTATCCATTGCATCTTGGTGTACACCTATATAACGTAGCGTGACCTTCTCAGATGAGTGATTGAATTCTCCATAAGTAATGCTATGTTCTTCGTTTGCATGTACATATGATAGCCATACGTCTTTCTTAAGGTATGTGTACCAATCTCATCTAATCCAAATTCTGCTACAGCTCCACTTAATATCTTATATGCCATACTGCGACCAATTGGACGATTCTTCCCTTGTCTGCTTTGCAATAGATACTCATCGTCTTCTCTTTCTTCAGTGAACCATTTTAGTTCTCTTTTTAATGTAGATGTAATTTGTATTCGTTTTTGTTCCCCTGTCTTCTTTTCCCTCATAGAAATGTGACTACCTTTTACATCTGATACCTTTAATTTCAAGATATCAGATATCCTCAAGCCTGTATTGATTCCCATAATGAATAAGATATAATTACGCTCGCTCTTTTCCTTAAGGTAATCTTTTAATTGTTGTATTTGCTCTGGATCACGAATAGGTTGAACAAAGTTCATTATTCATTACCTCCGTATACTTCCAATCTAAGAGCAAAAGCAAGCTTATAGAATGCTCTAGATTTAACACGTCGATAAGTACGTTCACTCATCCCTATTTCGTTATAAACCATGTAATCACATACAGCTTCATCTTCTAAATAACGCTTAATAATGATGGTCCTTTGATTCTTACCTACCATTCCATTTCCAAAACGATTTAATGCCTGATCAATATGAAACGACATCTTCTCAAGCCACTCTTCCCGTTCGCTTTGTTGTAAATTTACTATAGCAACATCTTCTAACGGTTTTCCAGCATCGCGTGTAGGTCCATGATATCTAACTTCATAAGAAGGAGTGACTTTCATTTCTTTACGAATCATTCCAAACTGCCTATATATACGTACACTTTCAAGAACACCTTCTAAATTCTCTTGTGTTGCTGTTCTATCGATTTTTGGTAAGAAAGATAATTGTTTAGTCATGTAAGACCACTCCTTTTATTTATTAATTACTTTTGTCTTAATGCTCCACGTCTACGCTCATATCGTGGTCCACGAATCCCATCAAATCCTCTAAATCACGTGTGCTCAATTCTCTTTTCGTTTTTTCTTTTTTGCTTGATTCGCTTGCTTTTTCCATTATGATTCCTAAAACATTAGCTGATGAACTGCTAGCACATAAAAAGTGGCAGAATACCAATAATCTTGTTTTACAAGATGCGTATGAACACGAATTAGACTTAGTATTTTCTAAAGTCGATGGAAAGTTCTTACCAAAATCAACATTGTTCAATGCATTCTTAAAAAAGCAAATCTGCCTAAATTAGAAATTCATTCATTACGACACACCCACGCGGTTCTTTTATTAGAGTCTGGTGCAAGTATGAAATACATTCAAGAACGATTAGGACACAAGAGTATTGAAATCACTTCCAACGTTTACTCTCATATTAGCGATAAAATTAATAAAGATTCCATTTCGGGGTTTGAAGCCTATATGAATAACGTATTGGGGTAAGTATGATTTTTTTGTGGGTGAATTGTGGGTGAATCACTTCTCTTTCAAATAAAAGTGTTTTACCCACAAAATAAAAAAACCCTCAACACGTTATGTGTCAAGGGTTTGAGCCTCTTAGTAAAGAGACATATATTGATCGCGTTCCCATTGGTGAACTTGCGTGCGGAACATATTTGAGGTCATAAAAACGAATCGAAACCACTGTAAAATGTTAATTTATCAACGTTTCGAAAATTCGATACCGCAAAATAAATCGAACTACACTAGGTAAAATCGGGCATCTTTCGGGTAATTACCGGGCATTTTTTCAATTAAAAAACAAAAGAGCACAGCGTGTATAAGTAGTGCTACCAACACTATATATACCGTCCGCCTACTCACGATAGGCAAACACTTGCTGTACTCTTACGGACTATTTTACAGTACGTAAGGGCTCCAAGCAACAGTTTGCTTACATTCGGCATTCTGTTGCTTGGAGCCCAATATAATGAAGAAACGAATCGATGTTATCGCAAGTGAAACCTCCTTCCACAACCTTTCTACATTTAAAGAGGTAGAAGAATTAAATAAAACTGTACGTACATATAGAGACACAATTCGTATGTCTATTAAACGTACTGACGTACAATCTAAACTCATTGCACTACTTGAAATTTTAAAACGCCACAGCTGCAAATATGTAGGTGTTAGTTTCCTATGCAAAAATAGAATAGCTGAAAAAATGGAAGTTTCATATAAAACTGTACAACGTTTAATGAAGAAACTTGTGAACCTGGGCATGATCCGCCAGGTATCTATGAAGCGTAAAAAAGATATGCTTCAAACAGCTAATGCTATTATTATTCAACCTATTGTGGAAGAAGTGTCCGACAAGCAACCTGCTAAAAGTCCTACAAAGTGTCCGACCATTAAAACAACACCTGTTTCCTTAAAACAAAATATAAAAGATATAAACAAACGTAATAGTAATGATAATAGCAATACTACTGAAGATAATATTAAACAAGCTGATTTGTTGCTCACTGGGTTCCAGAACGTTTCGGTTCTTTAACTAGCTCTTTTTATTCTGAATCAAAAACAATTCAAGAACTGTGGAAGGTTGTAAGACAGTGTAATAGAGTTGTTAATTACACAACAGGTGATAAAGCATTTACTAAAGACCAGGAGCTTACTATTGGCTTAAAAGCTATTAAAGAGTTTGTTATGAAAGTGAAGTCTGGAATAAAAATGAAGTATGGTAAATTTGCTTATTTCAATGGGATTGTAAATAACTTAATGGACAAGTTCTACTTCGATAAAGAGTTTATGGGATTATAAAAAAGCTCCCAAACGCTGAGGAACCAATAAGGGAATTTTTTTAAAAAGCATATGGAGCGGGATTTTCTACAACCGTAATACATTTTTTCATATTGTTAAAACACTCAAAATTTTTCTTAAGGATGGGAAATCTTTATATCTTATTTATATAATTTATGTTATGGTTCAATATGTTAATTAATTACAATACTTTTTAAAAGGAGGATACATAATGAAAGCAACGAAACTCCTATCATTAGCAATACCTGTTCTATTATTAGTAGGTTGTGGGGTAGGAGATAAAGATTCTATCCCTAAGATTGAGGAAACTAGTAAAGCAATGTCGAAAACAGTAATATCTGAAAAACAGTATCCGTATTATATTTGTGAGCAACTGGTAGAGTTTCAATTCAAGAAGGATGAAATATTGTTAAAACTAGGAGAAGCTTCAAAAGATAATAAGAAATATAAAGATGTATTTAAAACAGCAAACGATATGGATGAAGCCTTAGACCGTATGGAGAACATAATAGTACCTGATAAATACAAAGACATTCATAAACTCGTACAAGAAGGGATAACAGATGCAAGAAAAGGAACAAAGTTAATAAAAGACGCTGATAAAGACGATGGACTGAAGATTCAAGAAGCTGTATTAAAAAGTTCTCCACATATGTCAGGTGTAGATGGAGAACAGTGGAGAGAAGCAATTTATAAGTTAAATCAGGAAACCAAAGATGCCTACGCCAAAGCACTTGATAAGAAAATGGAAGAACATACAAAGTAATAGAGTAACTTGTAATTATACATACAATCATTCAACTAATAAGGGGTAATAGAAATATGAAAGCAAAGACACTTGTAACGTTAGCACTTCCAATCATGTTATTAGGTGGTTGCGGAACAGACAAAGCAGAGAAGAAAGAAGACACAAAGATAGAAGCAAAAGCTGAACCAAAGGAAAAACTATCGAAAGAAGCATATCCTTCTCGTATGTCAAACTTACATTACGAGTTAAAGTTGAAAATGGAAGAAGTAACTGAAATAGCAGGAAGAAAAGACAAGGATGTAAAAGAGCAAAACAAGGAAATTCTAAAGAGTACAGATGAGTTACAGGAAGTATTCGTTAAATTTTACAAGATAGACCCGCCAAAAGAGTTTGAAGAACCACACAAATCTCTTTTAAAAGCAATAGACTGTTACAAAGAAGCGTTTGACACACAATTAAGTTTAGCAAAAAGTGGTTCTGTAACAAAGAAGAAGACGGAACAATTAAAAGAATTAATGTATAAAGGTAATGACTACTTAGAAGAAGGTATGCAACCAATTGATGAAGTTGTAGACCATACTAGAAGATAGAGTCAATCGTATGACCATTTAACTTTATCAAAAGAAGGTAAAGAACTAATTAGCGAACAGGTTACTTTCGACAAGTAACCTGCATTACATATAATAAAAGGGGTATTTAATCATGAAACTAAAAACACTAGTAGTTACAGTTCCTTTTATTCTTCTAACAGGAACAGTAGTTGGTTTTGGAGATGGGCAAACAACATTATTTACAAAGGTAACGTCTATAGGAGTATCTATCCTACTATCAGCATGGTTAGTAAAGCGTAGTATTAACAAAAAGAAGCCTAGAACCACATTCATCGAAAGAGTGTTTGAGTTAGACGAAGAAGGTAGACTAACAAGTACAGTAGACTATGTAGCAAAAGTACAAGGGGTATGTATGGTTTGGACAGAAGCCCAAAATAAATTCGGAGAATTAGAGAAGAAAGATCCTACATTCCTTCATACACATAAGGAATTAAAGCAAGTAGTAAGTGAAATGAAGTCATCAAACAAGAAGTTAAGAGAAATTAAACCACCAAAACAGTATGATAGTCTACAAGAAGATTTATCAAAATCTCTAGTTGTGTTTGATAAAGGGTTAGACACAATGGTAGAGGGATTTACTACGTTAGATGAAACAAAGATTGATAAGTCATCTGAACTGATTGATGAAGGTAGTGACGGTCTTATGAAGGGACTTGGTATTATTTTAAGCTTGACAAAAACGGAAGCCTAAGAATCAGAAAACAACTAAAGGGGTATAACAATGAAACGTAAACTATTAGCAGTTGCATTGCCAGTTATGTTAATTAGTGGGGTAGGTTGTTCTAAAGACAATGCAGAAAAAAAAGAAGACTGATAGTTTACAAGTAGCAGTAGATTATAAAACTTCTATACTTGACTTAAGTAAAGCGTTAGAAAGCAAATTATCTATAGAAGAATTAAAAGAGTTACTTATGAATGCTAAAGTTTAATACATAGTAAAAAAGCCGACTCAATTAAGAGCCGGTTTCTTTTACGTTAACGTACGTTTACGTACGCATCACTAGCCGTAATGTAATACGTATTCCCTTTCGAATTGTGTACTTTGTATTGTGATGATCCATTGACAGTTACTTTTTCATCGATTGTAAACCCTAGTCCTGCATCTAAGGTACCAGCAACGTCTTTATCCTGCCAAGATGGAGAGTCATAGAAACGTAGTTTGTCCACTTTGGACACAATACGCTTTCCTACAATTGGATTAATAGGCTCTTTCTTTTCAAACTTGATGTAAGAAGGATTGTTATATACCCACTGATTCTCACCAAGATTTAACCATCCATCTTTTTCGCCCCATACTTTATATGATTCTGGTTTATTCAACTGACGAATAACGGAGTAACTTGCACCTGCCCCTTTACGAAGATTTACATTGTAACCTTCAATATATGCGATTCCTTCCACATTTGCGATTGGTTCGCCTGGTTTAGACGGTTGCTCTGAAACAGAAACATCACTGTTATTATATGCACATTTTACATCAGCACGAAATTGCGCTTCTGATACACCGTGACTGCGTAAGTAATCAAGTGGATCTTCATGATCTGTTCCACCAAGATACTTCGTAACATCATAGTGAGTCCACAATCCTTTTTCTACAGATAGATTGTTATCTTTTAAGATTTTAGCTAATAATTTAACGTACTTTTCATATAAGCGTTTAAATTTTCCATAGTCTGCAGTTTCGCAAAGTTCAACATGTACAAAACGCTTATTAGCACCTGAACCAGCCCCATAAGCGATATACTTTGTATCAGCAATTTGAATTATTTCATTCCAATCTACTGCATAATGTACGAATGCCGAACGCCAAGTACGAGACTCATACTTTTGAATATTAATAGCTGGAGCTTCTGGAGTTGCTGTACTGTGAGCAACAACGCCTTCATAAGCACCTACACCATAGCGATATGGTTGTTTCGGTAAATCTGGAATAAGTAAAACCCTATCAGCAAATGCACCCGTAACAAACGAAAATAAAATAAGTAGCGTTGCAAAAACAGAAGTACATAGTTTCATTGTTTTCTTCATTGCACATCACCTTTCCCCAGGATTTTTTGTTTGATATCTGATACATCTTTTGATAGTGAACCAAAGGCTTTTGCTTGTTCTTCGATGACTTGTTGGTTTTTTTCAATGACTTTTTGATACTGTACTTCACGCTGCTCATTCTTTTTCTGCGTAGTAAAAAGCATCCACACGAATAACGCTGCGAATGCTCCTTGTTGAATCATTGAACTGAAAATCTGTTCCTCCATCGTTCTCATCCCCTTTTGGGCAATAAAAAAGAAGCATCTTTTATGCTCCCTTTTCATTGCTATTTAACTGATATTATCCTTTACTGCTTACCATTACTTAATCGGATATGATAACGAAAACGATACATAGCGAGTTTGTGCTTCTGGAAGATAAGTAGAAACCCTTCCATCTTTATGAACTACTACAGTAGCTGCAACCGGATGATTTGGATTATTATCTAAAAACGCTGTAGCAGCAAAATAAGAATCTTGGTGTGGTGCAATATCTGGTGTGATTCTTGTGAATACTTGTTGGTTTTTAACCAATCTAATCGCACCTGTCATGTGAACCCAGTTTCCATGTCTACGTAGCATTGGAGGTGTATCAGTGTCGGCTACTGCATTTGTAATCGCTAATTCCTCCCATGCTACATCATCCATATAAAAGAGTCCTTCGCCATCCATCCAAACACTACTTTCATAATTACCTTTATTTAAGAAGATAGCTTGTGCTTCCTTATCCTCACTGAAGAATCCTGGAATTAATCCGAATTGTTGTTGAATCTCTTTAATTACCTCTTGTTTTAATTCATTGTTAGTCATTATTGAACATCTCCCTTGAATTTTGTTGTTTGATTTTTTGATTCTCTTTAATTGACTCTTACTTTTACCGCATTCTGTCTTATCTTTTCTACATCGTCCTCACCCCCTTTCAAGCAAAATAAAAAAGACCAGCTATTGCTGCTCTTGATTTCGATATATCATATTGGTGCAGTTACAGACACAACTCCACTGCCATCTACTGTCAACTTTCTAAGACCACCGTTTGCATCAGTAATGTAGATACCTGCGAAGTTGCCATTCGCTGAGCTGATAGAAGCTCTTGCAGTTTTACCTTCTAGGTAATTATCATAAGATTGAATATTAAAACAAGAACCTGTCACTTCTAAACCGTACTTATTCTGGTATCCTGTAGTGGCTTTGTATACTTTGTTTCCTCTAATCAATCCATTCCTTGTAGTACTAGCGACAGAAATAGCACTCCGAGTAGCATCTGTTTCAATACAAGAGTTATAGACTGTGTTGTTTTCTACTAGTAACCCATGAGTGTATTGGATATTAATAGTAGATCTACCTGACTTGTTTATTGTGTTGTTTATAATATTTGTCTCCTTAGAGATACCTAGACTTTGATTACCTTCACCCTCATTAAGAAATATAAACTCTGTAGTACATTCCTCAGCTACATTGTTTATTATATTTATATTAGAGTTGTAAGATGAATGGATGCCTCTATATACCTTCTTGAAGATATTGTTAGACACAGTACAGTTTTCTACTAAATATAACGTTATAGCACTCTTAGAGTTAGTGAATGCTTCGCTATGCTGGCTCTCAAAGATGTTTCCATCTATCAAGATGTTCTTACACTTGTCATAGTAAGCATCTTTAAACCAAGCTCTAACGTAAACAAACTCCTCTTTAATCCCTCTGAAGGTGTTGTTTCGAACAATAAAGTTATTACCCGATTGAGGGAGACCTATAACGTTCCCGAATCTGTCTTTACCTGACTCGCTGGTTCCATCTATATTAGAGAAGAAAATTCCTCTTTGACAGTTATTGAAAATACAATTCTCAACACGAGTATCTATAAACTTCATAGCTCTAACTCCTGCATAGGTCATATCATCGAATACACAGTTAACTACATAGATACCAGAATTGTATAAGTCGTACACTGATCCATGGTTACCTACACCAGTCGCTACTGGACCCATTCCTGCTGTACCACTGCTTCCAAAGTAACAATCTTTTACAGTTACATTCTTACTAGGTTCTCCATCCCAGGCGCCAAACTCATTGTAGCCTAGCTGAGTATGATTGGCTATCTGAATAGCCTCTGAGAACAACCTGCTTTGGTCGGCTGTAATATCTTTATAGCCTAAGAATCTACAATTCTCAATGAGTACGCCATCACAAGCATTGATATCCATAAAGTGTGCGTTAATGACATCTTTAAATGTGATATCCCTAAAGGTTAAACTTCTACCTCGTGCCCACCCTGTATGGTTAAACCCATAATTGTAATTTAATACGTTACCGTCAAGAGTGCCGCCCTCGATAGTTATATTGCCGTGTCCATCGTAACCAGTAAACACGTCTCCTTTATTACCATTCTTGAAAAATCCTCCACCATGACCTCGAAGTAAAATTGTTTTCTTTTGCATTTTGATGTTTGTATTTTTATAAACAACTAAGTACTTAGTTATACAATAAGTTCCATTAGGGATAATAACTTCAACACTCCCTAATGTTTTAGCTAAATCTAAAGCTTTTTGGATAGCATTTGTATCATCAGTTACACCATCACCTTTGGCTCCAAAACTTAATACACTAACCATGTTCTTTTGTAAAACACTCACCTCTCTTTTCGCTTCTTCTGCTGTATCTTTTGCAGCAATAATTGCAGGAACATCCATTTTATAAACTTCATCAAGTATAGTATCGGCTGTCTCTTGTGTTTCATCTATTTTTTCTTTTAAAGTGTCAAAATCGCTAACATAGTTTTCTAAAATACCTTTACCTTGTTTTACATCAACATTTAAATCAACTTTAATATTTTGTGTGGTAAAACGCTCTTCACCTTTCTCGAAGGCGAAGTAAGCCATCCAAGTATTTGTAGATACTGCCGCTGCTGAAAAAGTATATTCAAAAACACCGTTTGAAGCATCTATAATTTTGCAATCATCACGAACGAAACTGCCTGAATTGTTCCCGGCTTCATACTTAATTGCATATCCGGATAGATTATAAGGATAACCACCATTTTTTAGAAGGACAGTTAATTTCAAGCCATTTTTATCATTAATTCTTGAAGTAATAACCTTCGTAAAATGAGGATTTGCTATATCAATTGTTAGTGTTTGCGTCTTCACTTTATCACACCCCTTTTCTAAGACGTCTAGACGGCTTTTGGGTACGTTTCGGTCTGTTTCTTGGTTAAAAGAAAAATAAAGGTGGGAAAATCATGGCATCTTTCCAAAAATACCAAACAAAAGATGGAGCTAAATGGCTCTACAAAATTTATACCACTATTGATTCGAAAACAGGAAAGAAAAAACAAACAACAAAACGTGGTTTTAAAACAAAAAAGGAAGCTCAACTTCATGCTGCGAAGGCTGAAACAGAATTCAGTAACGGGACTTTTATAGAAGATAAAAATGTGTTGATTTCTACATTTTTGAATGATTGGCTTATAACCTACAAAAAAGGAAAGGTTAGAAATCATACATACAATCTTCACAAAACAGCAATAAACAAGCATATCGTTCCGTTTTTCGGATCGTATAAGGTATTCGATATTACACCTTCACTCTGTCAAAAATTCGTGAATCACCTCTTAGAAGAAGGGTATAGTGAAAATAGTGTTAAGAATTACACTGCACCTTTAAAAGGAGCTTTGCTCAAAGCTGTTGATTTGCAGCTTATTCAACAAACACCTTTCCGCGGAATTGTCATTGCTAAAAGTGATACTGAAGACAAAAAAATTAAGCATTTAGAAGGACAAGAAGTGAATACATTTGTTCAAAAATTAAAAGAAACAGAACCTCATTATTTCTCGTTGTTCTTTACACTACTTCACACAGGAATACGCAAGGGTGAGGCACTGGCTTTACGATGGGATGATATTGATTTAGAAGAAGGAACAATAAGTATCCGTCACACCTTCACTTATGATTATAAAAACCTAGATAATCTATTCGCTAAACCCAAAACAAAAGCATCTTACCGCACGATAATCTTAGCAGATTTTTTAATCCAAATCTTAAAAAATCATAAACTTGAACAGAATAAATGTAAACTGAAATTAGGAGGGTTATACCATGATCTTTCATTAGTATTCGCACGTGAAAATGGACTTCCTTATCCAAAGTCTACTTTACAAAGAGCTATGACTCGCATTTTAAAAAAAGCTAATGTAACAAATATCACGATTCATGGTTTACGTCATACACATGCCGTTCTTTTGTTAGACGCCGGATATTCAATGAAAGAAGTGCAAGAAAGATTAGGGCATGATTCAGTTCAAATTACTTCTGACATATATGCCCACATTTCAAAAGAGATGAACAAAAAGAGTCTTAATAAATACGAAGCGTTTGCGAAACGCAACCTACTTTAA